GGATTTATCAAAGACCTGGACGACGTAAGTTTTGATCAAACCACAGGCACAAATGAACTGCTGATCTATAACGGTTCGCAGTGGGTTGGTATTGCTAGCACAGCACTGTCTGGTGGTGACGCCTCTTCAGCATCAACTTTAGTGCTTGATGTTAGAAACCAAAATGTTGGATATGCTTTAACAATTGGAACACCTGTTTATCAAACAGGGTTTAATTCTGGTGAAGATAGACTTAATGTAGAGCAATCTTTGGCATCAGATTCATCTACAATGCCAGCTAAGGGTTTAGTATCAAGCACCCTTGAAAATAATACAAATGGTCAAATTATTGTTTATGGTGAGTTAGAAGGCGTTGATACATCAGCATTTGATGTTGCTGATGAACTTTATGTTGCACCAAACGGTGGACTGACGAATGTAAGACCTACTGATCCAACACACCTTGTTCAGAAGATAGCAGTTGTTCTTAAAAAATCTGCAGGCAACGGTGCAGTACTTGTCTATGGAGCAGGAAGAACAAATGATGTTCCTAATAACATAAGTATTGCGGGATCTATCACCGCCGCTGATGGATTTTTCTCAGGTAATGTAACAGTTGGTGGCACCATTACATATGATGATGTAAAGAATATTGATTCTATTGGTATCGTTACTGCTAGAAGTGATGTACAGGTTGGCAGAAACTTAAATGTAGTTGGAATTGCGACAGTATCTGGTGCATTTTACATGCCACAATATACAACCGTTGCTAGAGACGCAGGCACTTTCAATGAGGGTGCGATGATATATAACACAACCACACAAAAGATGGAGTTCTATAATGGAACTTCCTGGACATCACTCCCAGGCATGTCGCTTGGTCTTACTGTAGCACTTGACGGATAATGAAAACCTTTAAACAATTCCAAGAAGAGTGGAGTAATAAATATAAAAAGAGTATTGACTGCTCAAATCCGAAAGGATTCTCACAAAAGGCACATTGTGCCGGTCGTAAAAAAAAGTCTAAATGAGCAACCCTCGTATTCCAAGAAAACCTGGGCAACCAGCAAATTCCAAAAAACACTCTGACCTTTATACGGATGAGAATCCAAAAGGTACGATTCATGGACTTGGATTTAAGGATGTTGCAACCGCTAAAGCATCTGTTTCTAAGATTCGCAATTCGTCAAGATCTCATGCTCACAAAATCCAGGCAGCAGTTGCCATGGAACAGAGAGCAAGAGAAATGGGAAAGACTTCAGAAGCAGCGGTTTATAGAAAGTTCATTAACTCCATGAAGAAAAAGACTAAAGAGATGAACGAAGAGAAGAACGGAAAATGTAAAGCAGGATATTATTACTGCTATACGGATGAAAAATGTAAACCAATCCCCAAGGGTTTCAAGGTGGTTGGTCGTGCCGGATATCTTCGCAAAGAGAACGGTCATTCTGTAGATGATGAAACCGATACCAAAAAGAACGGTAACGGCAATGGTAATGGAAACGGAAATGGCAATGGTGGAAATGGTAATGGTGGCGGAACCGTAAGCGAAGAAGGTCTTCGTGATTGGTTTGGCAAGTCTAGATCAAAAGATGGAAAGAAAGGTTGGGTGCAAGTTGTATCCGGTAAACCATGTGCTCGTCAACCAGGTCAGAAGACAACACCTAAGTGTGTGTCTTCTGCTAAGAGAGCAAGCATGAGCAAATCAGAAAGAGAGTCTGCTCAGAGAAGAAAGAGAGCTGCTGACCCAGGTCAACCACAAAAGACAGGAGCAGCAAAACCCACATATGTTTCAACGGATAAACCTAAAATGAAATCTGTAAAAGAAAGCACAGAGTTTGTAACTCTGCCTCTTAACATTGAAATCCCAACTAACATCAGAGATTTCAATCTGGGATTGATGTTCCGTGAGAGTCTTGAGGAAAATAGTGGAATGCTGTTCATCTTTGATGAGACCGCACAGCAGTCGTTCCATATGACTGAGACAAGAATTCCTCTTGATATTGCTTTCATCACTGAAGATGGAATCATTGAGAGTATCAAACAATTAGAACCACTTGAAGAAACACCAGTATCTTCTGATGGTGAAGTTCTCTGCGCCCTGGAAGTAAACCGTGGTTGGTTTGAGGAGCATGACATCGAAGTGGGTGATCAGATTGATATCGAAGAAGGTAAGAAAGACGCTTGCTATCATAAAGTCAAGTCCCGCTATTCCGTATGGCCATCAGCATATGCCTCTGGTGCCCTTGTGAAGTGTCGCAAAGTTGGTGCTGCTAACTGGGGCAACAAGTCCAAGAAAGAAGAGACTGAATATGAACTTGATGAGAAGTGCTGGAAGGGATATGAGAAGAAAGGTATGAAGACAATGTTTGGAAAGAGATATCCAAATTGCGTCAAGAAAGAAGAAAAGCATCTTGATGTTTGTACTCATACCGACAAAGGTATGGAGTGCCCAGTTCATGGTAAAAAATCTTGCCCCGATTTGGTAAAAGAGGCGCAGAGAATTCCACAAAGAACTGGTAACATTGTAATGGTTCTCCTCTCCTTCAGAGGTAGAATGTATTCTATCCAGATGTTCTTCCCCTCTGTTGTTAAACCAAGCAGAGCAGAAGTTCAGGATCAAATTGAAAAAGTCTATCCTGGTGGTAAAGTCACAAGTTATCAAGTTTCTGAGTATAATCCAGGTGAACCACTTCTCTACACTGAAGACTGGCAGTCAGTAAATCGTAAGGATAAGACTGATGGTCTTAGTCAGAAAGCAGTTGATGCTTATCGTAGAGAGAATCCAGGTTCAAAACTGAAGACTGCTGTTACAACAAAACCATCTAAATTAAAGAAAGGTTCAAAGTCAGCAAAGCGTCGTAAGTCTTTCTGCTCTAGAATGAAGGGTATGAAGAAGAGACTCACATCTGCCAAGACTGCTAGAGATCCAGATAGCAGAATCAACAAGGCACTTAGACGCTGGAATTGCTGAGATAAGTCATGGCAGATAATGTATACCTTGGTAATCCCAATCTAAAGAAGGCAAATACTGCCATCGAATTTACTCAAGACCAAGTTCTTGAGTTTGTTCGGTGTAAGGAGGATCCTGTCTATTTCGCAAAGAGATACGTCAAAATCGTTTCTCTTGATGAGGGTTTGGTCCCGTTTAAACCATATCATTTCCAAGAGAAGTTGATCAACAACTTCCATGAGAACAGATTTAATATCTGTAAGATGCCACGACAGACTGGTAAGTCTACCACTGTGGTATCTTATCTCTTACATTACGCGCTGTTCAATGATAGTGTAAATATTGGCATCCTGGCAAACAAAGCATCCACAGCAAGAGAATTGTTGGGTAGACTAGCAACGGCATATGAGAATTTGCCAAAATGGATGCAGCAGGGTATTTTAGTATGGAACAAAGGTAACATCGAGTTAGAAAATGGTTCCAAAATCCTGGCTGCATCAACTTCTGCCTCAGCTGTTCGAGGAATGTCATTCAATATTTTGTTTTTGGACGAATTTGCATTCGTTCCAAATCATATTGCTGATTCGTTTTTTGCCTCTGTTTATCCTACCATTACTTCTGGTAAAAGCACTAAAGTTATTATTGTCTCGACGCCACACGGAATGAATCATTTCTACCGCATGTGGCATGATGCGGAGAAAGGTAAGAATGAATATGTACCAACTGATGTTCATTGGTCAGAGGTTCCTGGTAGAGATGATCTCTGGAAAGAACAGACAATCGCAAACACTTCAGAGCAACAGTTCAAGATTGAGTTTGAGTGTGAGTTCCTTGGATCTGTTGATACACTGATTGCTCCAAGTAAATTGAAATCATTGGTGTATGAAACGCCAATCACACAAAATGCTGGGTTAGATGTATATCAACCAACAATAAAAGGACATGACTATGTGATGACTGTTGACGTGGCAAGAGGAGTGGGTGAGGATTACTCTGCCTTTGTCGTTATTGATATTACACAGTTCCCACATACTGTTGTTGCAAAATATAGGAACAATGATATTAAACCGATGTTGTTCCCCAACATCATCTATGATGTAGCAAAGAATTATAATAACGCATTTATCCTATGTGAGGTAAATGATATTGGAGATCAAGTAGCAAGTATTATTCAGTATGACCTAGAATATCAAAACTTACTGATGTGTTCTATGAGAGGTAGAGCAGGTCAGATTGTTGGACAGGGTTTCTCTGGTAAGAAGACACAACTTGGTGTCAAGATGAGTAAGACGGTTAAAAAGGTAGGAGCACTCAATCTTGAAGCAATGATTGAGAGTGACAAGCTGTTATTCAATGATTATGAGATTATCTCAGAACTGACTACGTTCATTTCCAAGAGCAACTCATT